GACGATTCACGACTCGATCCTGTAACCACACTTCGGGGACTCCTTCTGGAAGGCTCGTCAGTGTTTCTAGTATAACGGTGTGGTAGGCGTTTTTGCAAGCGGTTGTCAAGCTCATCCCAATAATCTTGGGTGGCAGGGTCCCAGCCCTCGGCAACCAGACGGTTGTCGATCACTTTGGCGATCTGGGTGTCCTCGTCACCAGCCTCTGGGTCGTACCAAGAATTCTTCTCCATCCAATTGTTGGCCAAGCGAACCAACTTGGGGTTTGCTGGAGCTGACTCTTGAGAGCTAGTGCGGGAAACCTGCTCCTTATAACTGTGCATTGCCTCCAACTTGCGTCGGCTGTCGTACCAAAGCTCTTGGGCCTTGGTAAACGCAGCACCGTCGGAGTTGTCTGTAGCCTCTTGCATTTTCTGCTGGGCATACTGCAAGCGATACGCTTCGTCTTCCATGGCCTTGTCGTAACGAGCCATGTCAGCGCCCTGCGTCTTGCGCTCCAAGACGGCAAGTCGATCTTGCATTTCCTGATTCTGACGACGCAGGAGGATTAGGTTTTGGTCCTTTTCCTCGTTGGTACGCTTGATGTATTCTTTTTTGGCTCGACGACGATTGCGTCTTGCTTCGCGGACTGCGTCAGTGTCATCGGGATGGTCATCATCACCGCCGTCGTCCTGATGAGATTCAGGCTCGTTGTTGTCATCTTCTGACTTCTCCACCATGTGGTCGGGCAAGTCAACAGTGACGGAGCCGTCTTTTTCCTCGACGACGTTGATGTCTTCATTTTTTTCTTTGGCTTCAGTGCTCATAGGAATGCCCTCATAGCAAGTGGGTCACCAGTCAACTTAGCAATCACTTCGTGATCGTTTAGGACCATAAACAAGGCGCTTTCTTCGTTCTCATCCTCGCCGGGGACATGCACCTCCCAACGATCGCCGCCCCACTTGGGCACGCGGATGTAATCGCCCGCCTCACACCAAGACCCTTCGGGCCAGCCCAACATCGTGTCACGATGCTTAAACGCCAGCGGTCCGATCTCGATGACCTTGGCCACCATGTTTTGCCACTTTTCGGTTGTTTTGGTCTCTTCGACCAAAATAATTCCAGATGCAGTTGTTGCCTTTTTTGTACGACGGAGCTGCACTAACAGTCTTCCGCCAAGAGGTTTTGCACCGGGATCTACGCTCGGGAAAGCCCAAGCCATCTCAGCTTCGCTAGAAGCTACCGGGTTATTACTCATTCTCATCTTCCTTCATCAGGTTATTTAGGATGTCGAGGGCCTCTTGTAGGCCCGCGTTGTGACCGACCAATCGAATGTAAGACTCCCAGTTCGTCGCATTTCCAACAACGAGGGACGAGGCTATTTCAGCCTGCTTAGCCTTAATTCCACCAATCAAGTCCGATATGGTTCTCATTTTTTCTTAGGCTGTGTCAAATTTTGTGATAGACCTCCTGCATTTTTAGTTGGGACGTTGCCGCCCTTTATGCTCTGGCCGTCGATTGGGACGCCCATTGCCATGCGCTTGTGCTGGGGCACATTGATGCTCTTTTGCTCTTGGTCACTCGTTGCCATAACGATCTCCTTGGGTTGGTACAGCCTTGGTTTGCTCGAAATTGAGCTTTGCCGCATCGCGTGTTAAGCGGGCTGTCTCGATGCGTTCTTTCATTTCTTGGTCGCTGGTCGCAATAGCCAACTTCATTTGCAGGTCTTCCATCGCCTCTTGCTGGTCCTGTTGCAGCTTGGCCATGTCCATTTGAATCTTGGCGGCCAACTCTTTGTCCTTGAGGTTCAACTCTGCCTCGTCGCGCTTGGCTCGACGTTGTGTCTCGGCCATGCTGGTGTCCAACAACACCTTGGTGTCTGGCGTCATTTGTGGCTGTGGCTTGAACTTTTGCAAACCCTCCACCAATTGCTGGATCACAGGCATGATGCCTTTGAGTGTTTGGTCCGCGTCCATCTCGACGTGCTGTGACGCCAAGGCAAACAGCTTGTCCACCGCCTTGGGGTCCTTTTGCAAGTCGTAGTCCTCGAGCTTCTCGCCCATAGACTTTTGGACGTAGCCAGTCATGCGGTTCAAGTACCACAAAACAATGTGCTGCTTGATGTGCTCGACCGCCTTGGGTATGTAAGCTGGCGCAATGATGGGGTTGCCACCAAAGATTGGACTCTTTGCAAAGTCCAAGTGCGCCTGAATGTGGCCAAGGTGGTCTTGCTCTGGGTAGGCGTAGGCGGCTTGTCCAATCGCCATGGCCACGTTCTCGTTGGCCGCGTCCATCTTGACTGGTGGGGGCACGTCCACCATGATTTCGTTGATGCCGGGCACTTTGATCTGCTTCAAGAACCGCTGAATCACCACTTTCTTGTTGAACAGCTCAGGGTTGTCCTTCATGATGGCCATAACCGCTTGGGTTTGGGCCATACGCTGGGTTTCACTGAAGATGTGCGGGTCAGAGACGGGAATCACGTCGGTAACGCGGGCAAAGTCCTCGCGTTTAATCTCGAGATCCTCCACAACCTCGCCGCGCTGCATGTCGTCCAAGTACCAACGATTGATTCGGCTCAAAACCTTGAGCACGCGGCCCTGAGACTCGTGCAAACGGGCATGAATGGAGCTGAAAACCGCAGCGCCCTGCTCGATAAGGGCCTGAGTCGTGCCAACTGGGGTGTTACTGTTGACGTCGGCGATCTTTTCCTCGGCGGTGGTCACCACGCCCTTGGCTGCGTTGGTCAACCAGCCCAAAAGCTGGAAAAGAACAGGCGATGGGCCGTTGAAAGGCATGGGCATGGCGATTTTGCGCACGTCATCAACGCCGGGAGCGCCCTCAATCTCCACCACCTGCGTGACTTCGATCTCTTGCGACTGGCCAGAGATCTTCCCGCCCTTGAGCTTCAGGAGCGTCGCAGCGTTGTTGATGTGGGCAGAGTCCAACAGGGCACGCAAAGAGCCTGTGAGGGCCGCTGAGAGGCCGCCAATGAGCTGTGGCAAGCCAACTGCGTATGCACCGCGCCATGGAATGAACTTGAACTCGATAACCCAGTCCAATTTGGTGTAGGTGTCGTCGCCCTCTTCCCAATTGCGGTACAGGCCAATCACTTCCGTGGACAAATCGTCGATCATCAGGATGTACGGGGCCATTTCACCCTTGGTGATGGGGTCGTCCTCCAACTCGATCCATGTGTAGATGTGATACACGCGGCGCACGGCGTCTTCGTTGTCGTTTGCTGACTTGCCTTCGACCTTATTTGTGGCTTTCTGCGCCCCAGTCATCTCTGGGTCCATGGTGGCGCGAGTCATTGTGGTCTCGCGGTACAGGCCAGAGTTGACGCGTCGCTTGTAATCCCAATCAGAGATGTCGTCAACCTCGGTAAAGCGCTCGGCGGTGTAGAAATTACCCGCTGCATAGGGCAAAAGCACGTTGTCAATGGGCAAAAACTGTGCGCAGGGGCGACGTTTCTTCTCGTCGTACCACAACTTGAGGTACTGCGAGCCACCAAGCGGCAGTTGGGTCAGCATTTGCTCTTGCTCGTCGCGGAATTCCTCGATCTGCTCGGTCAACTGCCAATTCATGAAGTCGCGTTTGCGCTCGGCAATTAGGGTTTTGTTCTCGGTGACGTCGCCCAAGATCTTGGTTTTGGTTGGGCCGTCAGGTGGGAACATCTCTTTGATGGCGCGAGCGGCAAAGTCGATGCAGGTCTCGGCCATTACGGGGTGGACAACCTTGGATGCGCCGTTGAAGTTTGCACCGCCGGGGGCGTCATTGCCCATGCCAGTGCGCTTGATGCCCTCTTCGTACTGTTTGTCGCGCTGCTTGCGTGCGTCCTTGTCCTTTTCCACCAACTCGATGTAGCGCAGGGCCATTGCACTCAACTCATAGTCTTGGATCAAGTCGCTGTCGGACAAGTTTTGATAAAAATCCTCGTCTTCCATTGGACCCTTGGTATCCATGGTGACAACCACACTGCCGTCTGGCAGCTCTTCCAGCTCCGCGTCGTCCATGGCTGGCATGTCAACTACCTGCGCCAGCTCTTCGTCTCCAGACTCAGTGTTTTGGTCAGGGTTACCGCCAATGAAACGGTTGTATTCTTGGTCTATTGGGAATTGGGTTGCCATGGGGTGCTCACTTTATCGATGAAAGTCCGCCGCGTTTTTGGCGTTGGACTGGTGTTTCTTTGAACATGATGGCCATTGGTTTGGATGCCTGTGGGTTAGCCATGCCTTCATAGCCATACTCTTTGACCAAACGCTCCATGTCGTTGGCTTCTTGCAATGGGTAGGTCACGCCTTGGTTGTACTTGGCGGTGTACGGTACGCGATTGGACTCTCGCGCAAGGGCGCGAAAGCTCAAGGGGTCCTGCGTGATGTCGTACAGGCTGGACGACTCGCCACGATAACGGTTTGCACCGAGGCCGGGTTCGGGCGCAACCATGCCCGGCTCCCCGAGGTAGAAGTACGAGCGGTCGCGGACTGCGCCGGGGTACTCGCGCAGGCGCTCACCCTCAGCCCCCTTGATGCCGCTGCCGTACCTGCGTGGATCAGTGAACTGCAAATTGGGGTCGTTGCTGAAGTGAGTCAAAACCGATTGGGTTTCGGTTCCCTTTGTGGGTCGGTTTGCTGCCGCAAGGTACGAAGGCATGCCGCCAGCGTATTGGGGACTCAAGAACTCAGGGGGCAGCAATACAGCCTTCTGGGGCGCATATTGGAACCCTGAGTACGCTTGGCGCTTGGCTGCGTTAATCTCGCTCAAAAGGGCCTTGTCGCCCCTTCTGCGTGCCTCGTCGGCCATACTGTCGTACTTGGCAATCTCAGCCTTGAGGTTTGCGTTCAATGGGCTGTAGTTGACCATTGAGTTTTGGCCGCGAGTCTCAGCCGTCATGGCCAAACGAGCAAGCGGGCTGTACATCTGGCTGTGGATGGCCCACGCGGTCTCTTCACCCTTTGGCCCAAATTGGTTGCCAAAGATAGCGTGGCCAAGCAAGTCGTGAACAGCGCGAAACTTCTCGTTCTCGTTCAAGCCAGTGCTTGGGTCAACGCGGTTCAGGAAGTCATGGGGGTCGCCGCCTTGGAAGACGTACAGGTGCTTGTTGCCATGCACGTCTGCGGCCATCTCCTTGCTGGAGCTGTAGTTGCCCTCACCAGCGCGGTGGTACGAGAAGTTATAGGGCAGCGCTTGAAACTGCGCGTCGGTTTCCTTTGCAAGTTGGCGGTAAGCCTTCTCCATAAGGTCGTCGTAGTTCTTGGCTCCCGCCTGCTCGAGAACGTCGGGCATCTGCTTGGCGTAAGCATCGAAGACCGCTGTTTTGTATTCAGGCGCACCCTCGACGGCAAGTTGATGCGTGCGACCAATGGCCGACTGCTTGACTAGGGAACTCTCGGGGATCTCAGGCAAGACAAAGTCAGTGCCTTGAGTTTCTTGGGTATATTTTTTTGCAATGTTTAGTGGCTCGTTCGCGACTGGGTCAGCGATTATTCGGGCCACCTCTTCATCTGCGATGCGCGTCGGAAGTTCGCTTCCAACCTGTCCTGTTGTTCCTCCGACAGGGGTTTGGCCTTGAAGTTCATCCGCTTCTCTAATTCCGCGACTCTTTGCCGCACTGACGTCAAGTGTTGTTGGGCTGACTCGGAAGAACGGCCCCTCTTGTTTTGTTGCATATGTAGCTCCTGTTGGTTTCCCCGCCTGCGCGGTCTTCGCCTCTGTGGACAGAGGTTTAATCTTACTTGAAGTTAAAGCATCCGAGGCTTTTTTCACCAACTCAGGCGCTTTCTTTGCAGCCTCTGTTGTTTTCATCGCGCCCTTGATCATGGCTGTTGGGCTTGCAAAACTCAATGCGGTTTCCATCATGGGGCGCTCTTCGCCTGACGTGATGTTGTATTTGTCCATCAAACCCTTGAGGTGCTCGGACCCAAGGAACGGCTTGTCGCTCCCAAGGCCTACAGCACCCAAACCCATGTTGAGAATGTCAACGCCTGCGCTCAGTGGATTGTTTGCCAGCACGCCACGGTTGAGCAGGTCCGTGAGTGCTCGTGGCTTTTTTAGGCTTTCCACCTCTTTGCTGCCTTGCTCTTTGGCCATGTCCGCAAGAATCTTGGCCATCAGCTTGGCTTTGTCAAGATTGCCGCCGTCGTCGCCTGAACCAGCAAAGTCTGCGGCTGCCATGCCGCCGCCGTCAAAATGTTTTTCTACTGCGCCACCTTTGGCGTAAATATCTGGCAAATCTATAGCACGGCGCTGAGGCACGTTTGGTTGATTTGGATTGATTTGTGGCAACACAATATTGCCAGTCATCTCAAGTTCTTTTTTGAGCGCCTCGATGTAATCTTCTTGACTTCTGCGGGGAAATGGCTCACGCAACTCAGAGCGCGGCAGAAGCTGCACTAAGCCAGCCTTCTCACCAGATTGGGACAAGGCCCTATTGCGATGCCTTCCCTCGTGACCAGATATAAACGGTATAGCCTCAGTACCTTGACGCTGTTTGTTTATCTCAAAAAATGGCACATCATTAAAGCCGCCAACACTTCTTAAATACTCAATGTATTCTGGGAATGTAACTTGTTCACCAGAAGACGTATGTCGCACTGAATTTGGACGCGTGAATGTCGAGCTTATGGGTGTTGCAAATTCCTCGAACCGCGCAGGGTCAAGCGTCATCATTGCTTTTGCGTTGTCGCCAGTAAATACATCCTTGAGTGCGTCCTCTTGATACATCCGCTCAAGGTTTGGTATTTCGTCAGCCGCACGCTCGACACGCCTTGCGCCGTAGTTGCCCTTCATTCCGCGAACGGCCTCTCGCACATTATTGATCTTGCCGGGGATGATGATGCCGGGGGCTGGCAACCCAATTCGCGCTGTTGGCATCATGTCTATGCGCCTTTGCTTTGCCAATTTCTCGGCGGCAGCCGCTTCAGCCAACATGGCGTCGGCAGCCTTGCTGGCCTTCTCCAGCGCACCCATCACGCCTTTGGCAATCTTGCCACCGTCGGCTTTGTGAACTTCGCCACCTTCTTTGTACAGGTAGCCTTTGCCCTTGATCACGTCGTCCATCACCTTCAATGGGTGCTGGCCAGTCTCTTCGGCGGTTCGCTTGATCATGCGCTCGAGGTTGTCGATGTACAGCTCTGGCTTGGTCTTCAACGCGGTGACGTCGGCAGATCCATACCAGCCCAGCGCTTGGGCCTCAGCGGGACTCATGTCGTGGCGCTTGGCCCCACGTTGCCATAGGTCCTCAAAGCCTGCGTACTCGGACCCTGAAGGCGCAGCCTCCCAGAAGCCGGGGCGCTCCTTGGCCTCCTTCAATGACATGCGCCCTTCGGCCACGTCGCGTCGAGGGAAGTGGGTTGCAATGATGTTGCCCTCTTCATCCTTTTCAACCAGCTTGGAGGCCAACCAACGTGGATCACCGCGCTCGATGATGGGGCCACGCACTGCGTTGACGTCCACCGTCACGGGGCGCAGGTTGCCAAGGTAGTTGCGGTAGAACGTGCCCAGCTTTTTCTCAGGGGGCAGTGCGCCCATGATGTCACCAGAGGCAATCTGCTTGCCACGCTTGAAGATGTCGCCCTGCGCCAGCGAACCGTAGCCTTCTGGCAGCTCGATCGGCGTGCCCTCGGGCCTGAGCGATGGGTCCTTCTTGATCTTGTTGGTCAGCAGGAAAGCATCCTCGGGCAATTGGCCTGTTTGACTCAAGTAGTACAGGTAGCTGCCCATCCTGTTTTGTTGGTCCACTGGGTTGCGTTGGCTGGCGCTGGCCAACTGCGCAAGGAACTCGCGGTACTTGTCTTCGGACAAACCAGCATCCATGGCCACCTGACGCAAAGGCTCAGTGCCATACCACTCTTGCACGTTCAGCTCTTTTCCCTTGTTGATCAGCTTGTCAACCTTCTTGCGAACCGTGGGGCTGTCGAGAAGGTCTTGCATGCGCTCGGTGTAAGCGGGCGACTTGCCTTCGGCGCGAGCCTTGTCCACCTTGGCCATGCGGGGCAGGTCCTCTTGCTTGACGTTGGGGGTGTACATCCCTTGCGATCTGGGCATCAGGGGCAGCCCAGTGCCCTGCGGTGAGGTCATGGGCGCTTGCTTGGACTTCATGGCCTCCTCGAGCTTGCCAGCCTTTTTGGCCTCAAGGATCTCGTCGGCCTTCTTGCTGACGTCGGACACAATGTCAAACAACTTAAGCGCGACATTGGCCTTACCACCCTTGCCTGCCTTGCCACCCTCTTGCATGCGGACCGCGCCGCCACGGGCGTAGGATGGGCCTTGGATGATGTCTGCGCTGTCGCTCAGGTCGGGCGCGGTGTTGAAAACCCCGCCGCCTGCGGCCATCTTGCGCACTTTGTTGTGCCAATAGTCTTCGCGACCCCTGTACGATGCGGGGACGCCACCACCAGCCATCGCCCACTCCTTCAGGGATTGGCCCTTCTTCTTGGGAACCGAATCGGTTTCGATTGGCTTTAATGGGGGCAGGTCAATCATCTTGAACGGCTTGATGGGTTCTATATGGCTAGGCATGCTCGTTACCTTTCGCTGGAATACCGCCATCATAAACGGAGGTCCGTGTCAAGTCCAATCGAGTATTGAGCCAATCTGCAAACTCGCGCATCGCCCACTCTTTATCGATAGCCTGCTTCCACGGGATGATCAACTCAAAGCGGTTGGCATTCACGTCTATAACGGCGGTTTCTTTAGACTGCATAGGGGTTTACCTTTCTTACTCGTCCAGTGTCGGCGTAGTCGTCCTCGTCCCAGCTCTCGTCGGGTGGTGGATCAATGTCAAGCCACCCAGCGTCTCGCAGGTAGCGCAGGGCTTGGGTGCAGGCGTCCACGAGGTCGTCGTGCGTGGTCTCGGGGAACGAGCAGATCTGGCTCACGAAGCCCTCGGCCCAGTCCTTGACGTAGCCCTTGCGGTTGTCGCTCTCAGGAATCCACACACGGCCACGGGCGATGATGTTGGACACAATGTTCAGGCGTTGGAGCTTGTCGGCTCTGCCGGGGTTGTAGGCCCTAACAGGCAGGTGGGCACGCTGCAAGTCTTGGATCAGCGAGATGCCCGCGCTCTTGTCCTCGATCAGCAGCAGGTCCACGCGCTTGCGGTCCTTGCCCTCGCCAAAGACGGTCTCGTACTCCTCGATCACCTTGGGGCGCAGGTCTGGGTACATCATGCGCTCCTGCCAACAGTCGATGATCATGGCGCTCATGGGGCCGTCCTGCGGCTTGAACACACCGAAGGTGATGCAGGCCGTCGGGTCGTTCTGCGCCTTCTCGCTGGTGGCCACGTCGTAGGACTGGAGGATGTACTCGAACTTGGGGAAGGCTCGCCCTGCTGGCCACAACTTGAACATGTCGCGCTTGACAATGCCGCCCTCCTCGGGGTCGATGATCTCAGCGTAGATCTCCTGCCTGCCCAGCTTGGTTCCCTCATAAGCGAGGATCTGCTTCCTGAAGTTGTCGGACAGGTTGACAAGGTTGGCGTAGGTCGAGGCGGTGGTTATTACTACGTCGTCGCCCTCGCGGCCCATCAGCTCGATGATCAAGTCCTTGGGCCTTGGCGTGGTCGTGCAGATCATGCGGGTGCGCTTGCCCAGTCGCATGCCGAACTGGATCTGATCCCAAGCCTCTTGGATGTAGTCCCACGCGGCCAGCTCATCGCACCACCCACCGTGGAACTGCGGCCCCCTGAAACGCTCAGGCTCACTGGCGGGGATGCCTTTGATCAGGCTGCCGTTGGTCAGGCGCAGCTCGTGCGCGGTCTTGTTGTAGTCGGCCACCAGTGACTTGGGGATGACGGTCATCAGGCCAGAGTCACCCTCAAAGCATGTGGCGCGGACGTCAGCGCTTGTTGGGGCGGCCACAAGCCAGCGCGTGCCGGGGTTCTCATAGGCCCACCACGCGATCTGCTCGGCTGCTGTGCGGGTCTTGCCTGCGCCACGGCCAGCCAGCATGAGCCAGATCGACCACCACTCGCCCGGGGGCAGCGTCTGGTGCTTGTGTTGGGTCTTGAACCATGACATGCGCCAAGCCCACGCTAACCGATACTCGGGGCTGGCCAACGCTAGATGCTTCTGCGTCTGCGGGTCAGCCACAATCTCGGCAATGTCAGTCATTCGCCGTGACCTGCTTGTTCAGCTCTACGTTGGTGAGAAGGGCGGCAAGGTAAGTGTCGGCCTCGACCTGCGCCTCGATCTTTATGGGGCTGCCACCGTCACCGCCAAGCTGCACCTTATTGCCGTATCGCTTGGGGTCCCAAACGGCCAGCAGCTTAAGGCGGGTCTCAATTTGGAGCTTGCGGTGGCCAAGCATATCCTCGACAGTGGTGAAGGTTGACTTGTCACCCATCACTTGTTTTTGGCCCATCATTGGCGTGTTGCTAATTTCGAGGGCCTCTTCGGCCAAGGCATCAAAACCCATTTCCCTTGCGCGTGCGAGGCGTGCGGCAAAGTCGGGGTGAGCCACCACCCAATCGTAGACAGTGCGCCAGCTTGGCATCCCCTCCATCCTGCACACCTTGCGTAGGTTTACCCCATTGGAGACAAGGTCACATATCCTGTCTGCCAGCTCTTCGGTGTACTTTGATCCTGATCCCTTTGGTGCTCCCATCTTCTTTGGGGCCTCTGGGGCTTTCGGCGGTGTGGCAGCTCCCTTGGCCTTAGCTTTGGGCTTTGGGGCTGCTGTAGCTCGTTTCTGTGGCTTTGCGGCGGTTTCTGGCATGACCTTAGTCCTCGTCCGTATGTCGATGAGGGAATGGTAACCGATTCGCTTAATTTGCGGGTGACTCGCTGTCCTCGATCAGCTCTTGCTGCTCAGGGGCGCGGTACTGCTCAATCTTTGTGCCTGCCGTGATCTGCTCAACCAAGTCATCCTGCGTTGCGACGCGAATATTGAACTCAGTGCTTGCGACGTGATTCAGGGCTTGCTGACGTAAACTGGCTTTGACGAGGCGCGTGCCCTCTTGGCTGCCGTAGACGATATAAATGCGTTCTGCCATGTGGCTCTCCGTTTTGTTTTGTGATCCCAGCCGCTTGTGCTGGTCGAAACCGATTCGGTTTCTCTTCGCTTTCGGATCGCTATATGTTGATGTTGGACCCAGCTTTCACTGGTAACCGATTCGGTTTTGATTCGTTTAACGCATGATGTCTGGCAGCATGCACATCACGATCAAAAACACAATAAACATTGTACCAATAAGCAGCTTATCTGACAACGACTCTTCAGATTTTTTGTTTGGTAAATCTGACTTCATTTGGCTCATACCCCCATCGTTTGCATAACCGTTTCACCTTTTCGCTTTGCTTCTTCTTCTCGCAGACCGCACCCTTTGACGCGTCTTTTGCCTTCTGCTGCAACTGTCTTGGCGTAAGGGGCTGCGGTAGGTCAGGGAATAGCCCACTGAACCCTACCGCGCCCAATACTGCACTGAGAATGATTTTGTCAATCATTTGTTTTGTTCGTGAGTTTGGCCACCTTCACGCGGATATGGCCCTCGCCCATGTAGTACATCAAACGAAGCAAGAATTCTTGCCCCATGTGGCTGCTATCGATCTCAATGGTGGCCTCGCGATATAAAACAAGGCCATCGATGATCACCTTCGGGTTTTCGTAGGTGACCATGTGTTCATGCACGCTGAAGGTAGGCAGATCGCTCATTCTGCGGACTCGCTGTCCTCTGCTGCCTCCTCCTCGGCCACTTCGGCCTCGTACTCTGCTTGGGCCTTGGCCACCAAACGCTGGATGTCCAATGTGACTAAACGATTGAATTCTTGCTGTGTCATGGTGCTCTCCTCAGTTGAAATATTTTTTAATTTGTTTCTCGATCTCAGACTCGTCCTCGTCTGTCAGCTTTTTGGCCAACCAAGGGGCAGGGCGACCGCGACGATCGCAGACTTCCCACTCGCTCTCGCTGTGGCCGTAATAGTCCCAGTCGCTGGGGGCGTTGTAGTCGTAGGACCCTGCGGTGCTCTCATACTCGATCACGCCAATGATGCAAGGGATGCCTGCCACGCGGGCTTTGATTTCTGCAATGTAGTTTGACATAGCGATCTCCTTACGCGGCCAACAAAGATGCGAGGTGCTCAGGGCTGCCTTCGCGGTACACGCCACCGACGAAGGCGTAGTAGGTGACGCCCTTAGCGCTGATAAGCACGCCCACTGCTGGGTGCAGGTCCGTGCGTGGTGTGAACTTAGCAACGCGCTTGGCGCGGGCTGCGTTCTCTTTGGCAAAGCGTGCCTCAAAGGCATCGTTCTCGTTGCGCTTCTGTGCGATTGCATCAGAGAGATATTGAATTTTTGACATTTCGCTGTTCCTTTTCGCTGTTGATGGTTTAATTGTAACATAAACAACTGGGGCCGTAGCCCCAATCGTTTTAGGCTAAATCCAAGTCCTTGATGTCTTGGCCCGATGCAAGCCTGCCGTTGGCGGCAATGCTGTACTCAATCTGCTCAAGAGTTGGTTTGTAGCAACTGCCATAGTCAGTCCACTGACCAGACCGACGAGAACCTTCAAACCACACAACATAAATGTTGAGACCCCGAATTGCGGCCACCGTGTAGACCTGCGGATCAGCGTGTTCACCACGCACGATTAGCTGACCTAAACGGATTTGTTTGAGTGTGAGTTGTTTTGCCATTTTCGCTTTCCTTCGCTGTTACCTGACTATGCGGATTTGCTGTGTCAGTGAAGTTAGTATAACTCAAAGTTAAACGACGTCAACAACTTTATTAAATTATTTTCTAAGTATTTTCCCTACCCTTTGTTGTTTCCATGCGAAGGTGCGCCAGCAGCACATGCAGGTCTTGGCCAACCTCATCCTGCCAGCGCTCGATCTCGTTCAGGACGTAGTCATAGCCAGCGTCAAAGCCTTTGATGTACTCAGACATCACGGCCTCCGATGCTGGGGCCTTGCAGCCCTTGTGCGCCCACATGAAGACGTCAAACTGAACCAAGATGCTGTCGATGGTGTCGGGCATCTTGACTGCCTGCTGAAAGCCGCAGTGCTGGCACTCCATGCGCTGGGTGTTCACGTTGTGGACTATGTGGTCGGTGCTCATGCTGCCACCCCACGAGCCTCTAAGCGGCCCCGCTCGATCAAGTGGCGGGCCTCGGCCCTGTCGTGGATCTCTTCGGACTCTAAAATCGCCCTGATGGCCTGCGCGACGGCCTGCCCTGCCTTAGGCGACTGCGCTCGTTCGTACTTGTAGCCAAGGTCAATGTATGTGGCTTCAGCGTGCTTCATGCTGTGTACTCCAGTGCTTGCAATTTGCTGATGTTGTCGTTGATTTCGTTGACTGTCTTTTGATACTCGGCCATGACCTTTTGCTTTTGCTTTTCCAACGCGGCAATCTGCTGTGCGCGTGGATCAAAGTTATCAGGAACTTCAAACTCAACTTCTTGTTCACAAATGTGAGCACGATATTCGGTGTCATCAAACTTGTGTGAGTAAATAAGGTACTCGCCTTTGTCTTCCCACTCAAATTTTTGATGGTGAACGTGGACTATGACTTTTACTTTCATGATTACGCTTTCTGTGGTGCGTTGATGTAACCCTGCTCGATGAGCGAGGCGGCGGTGCGGCCAAAGAACCCTTGCAGTTGCCACGCAAGGCCCGTGTCAACAAGGTGCTGCCATGCAGCCAACACCTGCTCTTCGCTCTCGGCCTCGATGAAACCCTCTGCTAAACCTGTTGCTGTGTAGTTATCCATTTCGCTTTCCTTTCGCTTTTGATGGGGCCGTGGCCCCGTGGGTTTAACGTGAGGTGACTTTGACGCTGAACACTGCGGTCACTTTGGTGTGACGTGCAATTTGCTCAGGTGTTGCGCCCAGCTCGGCAAACAGAGCCTTGCTGTCTACGACCGAGCGGTTGCTCTCAACGTAGGTGGCTTTGAAGAGGCTGCCCTCGAAGGTCTTGTCGCCAGTGAGGCTGGCGTCGTTCTTGATGCCGTCCTTGATGGCGTCGGCTTGCTTGGTCAACTCGGCGATCTGGGCCAAGAGTGCGCCGAGAGTATCGACGTCGTGGGCTGCTGGGGTGATGATGGTAGTGGTCATTTCGCTGTCCTTCTGTGTTTCTGACTGTGCGGTTTTGCTGTGTCAGTGGATGTAGTGTAACTCAGAATTAAACGAGTCAACAACTTTTTAAAATTATTTTGTAGGGATAAACCCTAATAGGGTTCGGACGTCCTCCAGCAGGTCCAGCTCGGTAAAGCCGTAGTGCTTGGGGAAACCCTTCGTGCCAAGCCCGTGGAGGCCCGTAGCGCCCCTGTGGTGCTCTGGACATAGTGGGATGACGTCCATGTGGCTTGAACGCCCCCAGCCCCCCGCCAAAGCCCTTGGATGGTGCAGCTCGGCAGGGGTTCCCTCATACCCCATGCGCCTGCATACCGCGCAGCCCAGCTCGGACACGCGGTTCATGTGTTGTTTTTCAATCAGCGTAGTCATCTTTTTCCCAGACCCTGTTACACGCTGGGCAGCGCTCACGCTTCTGCTCTTCGTCTTCTAACTGCCGCTTTCGCCAACCGTTAGCCCGCGCCTGCTCGCGCTCGATGCGCTCGAACTCTTCGTCCTCTGGTTCTTGGATCATATGGTTGCCTTCCCTTCTGCTCTGTTGCTGGCCTCTTGCGAGCGCCACACCTCGATGCGGGCCTGCGCCGCAATCAGCATCCAGCGCAGCTCCTCGCGAGCCTCCACAGCCTGACGTAGAGCAATCAAGTGCTCGCGATACCGACCTGACGCATACGCCTCGCGCTCCTGCATTGCAGCCGTCTTGTGGCCCATCTCTTCGGCCTCGATCATCTGCTCCGCCTTGATGGTCTTGCGCAGCTCTTCCATGTAGGTCTTGTTGCCCTCAGCAATTGCATACGCCTTAGACTTTGCAATCATAAAATCGACTGCGGCTTGTGGATCAATCAATTTTTCAGTCATTGCTTTTTTCCTTTTCAAACAATTCTTCACCAGCCTCGACGGGGAAAGGTGCTCCCCACGCCACGATCTGCTGCACGTCCATGTGCTCTAAAAACCCATCAACTGAGCTGATGCGGTACTCAATCGCTCCCTCGTCGTTCTGCACTTTTGCAATACCAATCTTGCCCTTGGTTCCCGTGAACCACTTCACTTTTAACGCCATGCTCATATTTCGCTCACTTTCACTTTTAACATTCCACCGACTGAATCGGCCCAATAAATTCGCAGATCAACAATGTTGCTGTCGTCTTCCCAAACACCAGCGTGAGTGCAGCCATCAAGGACCGACTTAAACAGGTTGTCAAGGTCGCGCCTTCTGTTGTCTGGCCTAAACGCTTCGATCACCAAGCACAGCTTGCCTGCGTAATGCTTCGCGCCATGTTGAATCAGCACTTGGTCGGCCACCGCCTTACGATATGCGCGACCATCTGCGCTGATGATCATTCGACCTTGAAACGTGCGCCAGTACCTGTTCACGCTTGGCGGCCACGGCAACGTCAACTCAATCATTGATTTTGCGCAGGCACGCGGTTGACCATGTGCTCGGCTGCAACGCGCAAGGCCGTGCAAACAGCGAACTCGTCCTCCATGTCGGCCATGTCCATTAACATCTGGGCACAAGCCCTCCGCTCGAGGAACATCGCCTGCTTAGTCGTCTGAATTGCAACGGCCATGATTTCAGCTTTCGCCTCGCTCAGTGCTTTGTTGAACTCGTCCTGCGTGAACAGGGTTTGAGCCTGCGAGAAAATATTTTTATCAAAGTTCATTTCCATTCTCCATAGTTACCTCGGTTACCTTTAACCCACTGATCCCGAACATCCTGTTCAAGTCGAGAGCCTGCATGTAAGTCATTCCAGCCCTTGTGACGACGGCCAGTGTTGTCAACGTGACCGTTGAGCCATCGGTGCGCTGCATCGCGATCCTGTATGCGTCGTTTGATGAGCCACCGAACGAGACAACGGTGACGATGCTCGTCTTGTCCTTCGCCTTCGCCATTCAAAACGCACCTCGATCATCAAACGACATTGGCACGCCGCCGTTTTCGTCAACGAACTGTTGGCTGTCGCGGTTGAACCACAAGCTGTACCACTCCTCGGCCTCACCGTTGCGCTGCTTCTCGCACATGAGCAAGGCATCTGGCTTTTTGTGGTCAGGGATTTGGCCGTTCTGAATGTCGTGCTCTTTCTTTTTGTTGCGCCACATGAGCAGCACGTTGTCCACTTGGTCCGCAATTGCACCAGAGCCTTTGATGTCAGTCTTGCTTGGCTGCACCTCTTCGCTGCCCAACTTGCGAATGTGGTGAACCAAGTGAATATGAATGTTGTGGTCACGCGCCAGCGCCGTCAGCTCGTCAACAAAAGACTTCTGCGCGTTGTAATCGTCCTCGCCCGATACGCACTTCATCAAGCTGTCGATAAACACATGCTGCACGCCCAGCTCGACTGCGCAGTAACGGGCCATGGCAATCACTTGCTGGCTTGATGTAGTCCCCTGCTGGTCGTACAGCCACAGACGACCCTCAGAAAAATCAATGAAGCGCCCAAGCATGCGGCCAATGTAGGTGGCTTTGTCGGTGTAGCGAGGGAAGTCAATGTTCTCACCAGCAAACTGACGAAGCATGCGATACAGCGTGCGCTTGGGCTTCATCTCAAACGAGGCGATGCACACGCGCTGCTTTTGCTTGATCAGGCCCATGGCCACTTGGCCAGTCACCAAAGACTTGCCACCACCGTTGCTGCCTGCGTACAGGGTGACCTCGCCGGGCCGATACCTAAACGTCGAGTGGGTCTTTGCCCACGGCATGGTGGTGCTCGAGTCCTTCTCAGGCGGGTTGATCAGATCCTGTTGCAGCTCCTCAAGCCACACTGATGCGTCGTGGACCTTGTGGGTCACGTCGTGAGCTTTAAGGTATTTCTCGGTGTCGATCTCTTGCGACTTCACCAAACGCACCTTGCGTGCCTCGTCAAGTGCGCGTGCTCGTTGTTCAATTGCGGCCACGTTAGACATTTGCGTACCTCACAGCTTCATCAATTCGTTCATAAGCCGTGAGCATGCGCTCGCGGGTTTCTGCGTTTGGCATTTTGTTGTTGGCAATGTCAAAGGCCACGATCTGGACCACCAGCGCCTCAAAGTGAATGATGCGCATCAGGTCGCTCGCAAAGAATGCGGGCTTCATGCTGGGCTTGCCAGTCACTGCGTAGTCGCGGCGCTTCTCGTCGGGCGGGAACAGGTCGGTCATGTCCATGCCAATTGCACCAAGCACGTTGGCCGTCTCGCAGCCAGCAAAGCAATGCAGCAAGATGCGGCCATCCTCGTTCTCGCGCACGGCCAACGAAGGACCTTTGTCTTCGTGAGCTGGGCAGCGAGCGGTCCATGAACCGTTGCGGCCCTTGACCTTGTCCAAACGCGAGATCAGATTTTCAACAGGGGTCATATCACCCTCCGCGCAAACGACTGTTCGGCTACACCGTCTTCCCATCGGCGTTGGTTGATGTACGTCAGGGGCGCAGGTTCAAAGCCTGTGGTCCATTGCTCGCTGCCCTTGATCGAGTTAACGTGGGAAAGGATCTGGTCCGCGACGTTGTCGAGCTTCAACTTGAGCCACTTGGTCTCGCAAGTTGACTTGGCCACCTTACGCTTTGACGTTGGCCATGATGACCAAAACTCGTTAAATCGTGATGTTGTCGCTTGCGACGATATGGTATTTATATTCTTTATCTGTATCTTCTTAGGGTTAACCTTCGGTTTCGATTCGGTTACCGATTCGGTTTTTCTCGGCCTGCCGCCTAGCTTTCCGAGTCGTTGATTGTTTGCGACTTGTGCTTGATATTTAGCGATTTCAACATCACAACGATAGTTAAAATACCCATTTTCGGTCTTTTCAAAAAACTCCCCCAAAACCGATTCGGTTATATCCAAATCAATGCGAATTTTTCTCGAAACCGATTCGGTATTAAGTGGGATTGGCTTCTCGCTCATATAGTACAAATCCAACAGGCGGCGGTAAGCCAAGTCCTCTGCATCGCTAAGATGCGTGGTGTGGGTGATGTAGTCACCAAGGTGGAATTTGTACCAGATCACTTTAGGTCTCCAAAGATGTCGGGCCGCAAAGTTGTGCGCTTTACTTGGCCTTTTGTGTACCTCTCAATGGCTCCACTCAGCTCAGGGCTTGCAAGCTCCCTTCCGCTGATGATGAGGCTCATCCACGTCTTGCTCACGTTGAGCTTTCGCGCCATCGCTATCTTCGCCCCCCGTGGCTTGTCTTCAAAAAATTCAATCAGTGTCATGCAATCATTCTCCTTGGTTGGTTTAAGCGCATCATACACTTAAAAAAATATTGTGCAAGGGGGTTGTATTTTGAAATTAAACTTGCTACAGTTGCGAAAATTTAACTTGAAAGCGAACCATGCGAGAATTTTTACATGCGATTGTGAGGTTTTTTCTTGGCCCAGCCAGCGGCATTACGTTGGCCATTGTGGTGTGCTTGGCCTACTACTTGGCCAAAGACTGACATGGGCAGCCAAGCCGAATTTAACCAGCTCATGCTGGAAAGAATGCAAATGCTTGAGGAGGCTCTTCGCAGGGCCATCGCAGGCATTGCTACCCAAGACGACTGGGAAATGATCTGCACAGAGTGCGGCGTGTCCACGAAGTCTTTTTTTAAAACTGAAACTAGGAGCGACAAATGAGTTTGACAGCGAAAGATAGCGGCGGCGGAAGCTTTACCCCCGTAGCACCCGGCATGCACCTCGCACGGTGCTATCGAATTGTGGACCTCGGCACACAAAAATCCGAGTACCAAGGGCAGGTCAAGCACCTTCAAAAGGTGATGATCCAGTTTGAGGTACACGGCGAAGACGACAACGGCAACGCGTTGGTGACAACCAAGGGCGAGCCAATGTCCATCAGCAAGAACTTCACCTTGTCGTTGGCCGAGAAGGCAACGCTACGCAAGGACCTACAAGCTTGGCGTGGCCGTGACTTTACCGCCGACGAGCTGCGTGGCTTTGAGCTGAAGAACGTGCTCGGCGCGTGGGCCATGATCACTGCGGCCAAGTCCGTTGGGAACAACGGCAAAGAGTACACCAACATCATCTCAATCAACCCAGTCCCCGTGGCAATCAAGAAAGCTGGCTTGCCTGAAGGTTTCAACAAGGTGGCCATGTTTGTCATTGAGAACCCCGACATGGAACTGTTTGAGACCTTTGGCAACGGCCTGAAGGAAAAGATTACAAGCTCACCAGAGTGGCGTGCTCGTAACGGTGACACCCCTCCTGTCAACAAACCCGTCCCCGCAGGCTCTGGGTTTGATGACATGGATGATGACATTCCGTTTTAAATTAGAAGGGAAAACTGGCATGAACATTTCACCTGAACCACGCAAATTAGCGCGACTTGAAGACCCAAACACCTCAAAGAAAGCTGCACTTCGAGTCGATGAATTTGCCAACAATATTTGCGCAAAAATTTACCAAGAACTCAAAAAA